AGTTGCATTGGAGAATAGAAATAGTCTCCAGGTAACCCAACAGTGGGGAGGTCTTTGATGACGTTTTTAGGATCTGAGCACCAGATGACGCTATCAGGAGCGGACTTAGGATTAACACTGGTGACGACAAGATCAGCCATCTTGAGTGGGAATTTCTCAGCGTCACTGAGGCTTGTGTCAAGCATGAACTGCAGCATGAAGTTGCTGCGTCCCATAGACGCTTCACGTTCAATAAGGTCTTCATGGCTAAATCGGTCTGGGTCTGTGACGTCCCAAGCTTCAGCACCCATGTCGATGTCTTCTTGAAGCTGAGGGGCGATTAAGCCTTCATAGTTAGAAAGTTTGCGAGGGACACGTGCAGGCCAAACAAAAGGTCTGTAGTTACGTTCAGCAAGCTTGCGGTAAACGGTGAAGGTAGTTTGAGGAGTGCCGAGATACATGATTCGGCTGTCAGTTTTAGGCGTAAGGATAGACTCGGCCTCTGTGCAAAGCTGCAAGAGTTTTTCTCGCATAAGCTCTGTCATTGAATTGCCTGGCACTTCGATATCGTCCAGAATCATTAAGTCGGCTCGGGATCCTGTGAGCTGACCGGTGATGCCGACCGACTTGACGCTTGGAGCCTGGTGAGGGGAACAAGCGACGTCGAAGCTTATTCGGGACCATCGAGAATCGTCTGATTTGGGCCTTAAATGAGCGAGCCATGGTGTTTCAATAATTAGTTTTTGCAGGAAGATAGACATGTTGTCTGCACGCTCTTTCGAGGCGGAGATAATCATGATCTTCTTTTCACAGTCGTTAAACAGAGTCCAAAGCACAAACGCGCCAGTAATCCAACTCTTTCCGACTCCTCGGAATGCTTGTATCTGTAGTCGTTTAGGTCCGTTCTGTAAGTAGTCTGCGATTGCGTATTGGGCTCTTGTAGGAGGAGGTAGGTCAAGCTGTTGCCACAAAGCCTGCAGAAACAGCCTGAAATCGTCCTGTAAGGCCCCTACAACGTCGTCCATAGGGGTTTGTACGTAAGTGGATAAATAGAGGCCTTCTAGGCGCTTCTAACGTCCGTCAATAAGCCATCTAATCTCTTGAGCAGTTCAGGTGAAGCATCGAATTGACTGTCTTGCATGAATGCATACATCCTCCGTTGGAAATGTTCCTGAGATTCTGCAAACTGCTTGACGTACTTTTTGCGTTGCTCAAGGCTGAGTTTTGAAATGTCTATGTTTTTACCTTTGAGGTATTTACGCATGTACTCATGCAGAAGGTTGTGCACCTTCTTTGGTAAAAAGGCAGCGTTGCCTTGGTGGTTACCCATAAATAAACCGTAAGTTTGTTCGATGTACCGAGTTAGCTCAGTCTTTTTCTTTTTTGCCAACCCGTCGTACAGGAAGGATGAGTCGTGCAGGCCTTGGATGTGGTGAACGTCGTAGTCACCAGGCTTAAGTCCCTTTTGCGGCTCAGTAAATTTGTCTATGTCTACTTTTGGATCGGTCTGATCCATCATGTTTTGTAGACGTGTTTCGGTGTTCTCACCTTCACGGGCGTGCTTTTTTGTCTTGTCTATGAATTGTGGTTTTGGGTTGTCTTGACTACCCTTATTGTCCATAGTAAAGATGCGACCATCTTCACCGACATAGCGATTCTTAAGATGATCAGACTTGTTCCTGCTGTTTAAAAAGTCTTTTTTAGCTAAGTCGTGAGCACGTGTTCCAGATTTTGGTTTAGGTAGGACTTCTCTAGCTTTGCTTGTGAGTGTTCGTTTACCAACTACGCCTTTAAATCCGTTCTTCGCACCGTTTCTTGCGCCGTTTTTGACGCCGTTTTTTATTCCATTAATTAATAGTTTTCCTATTGCCATAAAAAAAGCCGCCCCTTGCGGAGCGGCGGTCAAATACGGGAGTGGATAGGTTGTTTAGTAGCGATCGCGGGGGCCGCGTGCTGTGGTGTTCCGCTTACGTCGGTTTTTCTTTGCGTCCTCTAAAGACTTTTTCTTTGCCTTATCTGCAAGACTTTGAAGATACGCCTTACGTGCGGGACGCATAGCCTTGTCAATCTTTAGTTGAGCCCTAGTACTCTTGATGTTTGGCTTGTCAGCCATGGTGTTTACAGGGCCAACACGCTTCGTAGTGTTTGTAGGTTTGGGTTTTGGTTTGGGTTTGCTGCTAGCTGAAGACCCACCGCTTCCACCGCTGGAAGGTTTTGATGCTGCAGGCTTAGATGCTGCAGGTTTTGATTCTGCCGGCTTCTCTATAGTGAGTTGTGGCTTTGACCGACGACCCGTCCTGCGCTCGTGTCGATTAGGACGCTTAGTAGAGCTTGTAGGTTGTGGACCGTAGCTGGCTTTGTACCGCCTCAAAGCTGCGTCGTATTTCGCTTGACCCATTAACCCCGCAGGGTAGTCACTTCTTTTTGGTGCTGCTTTTGACATTATTAGTTAATATGAGATAGGATTAAATCTTCCCTACAGGGATTACAGCCAAACGTGGCTCGCATCCAAGTAAGCCAATTAGACGTACCTTTTTCCTGATTACATCTCCGACAGGAGGGAACAAGATTTCTTGTAATCGTTTGTCCACCAAGATAGCGAGGGACAACGTGATCCAAAGTGAGTTCATGTAATTCATAGTTTTTTCCGCAATAAACACACTGACAGTTGAAGTGTTCTTTAATGGCTCTACGCCACATCCGTTTAGCTTCAGGACTTGTCATGCTTATTAAATTAAAGATGTAGTGATCAGGAGTAGGTAGCAGCGGGGTCATGCGTAACGCGAATTACCCCCACTACCGTTTGCTGCTGCGTTTGACCGTTGAGACCTAATGGCCAACGATCCATTACGTTGACGGCCTAAGACTTTGCCGCCAGGTTTCATCTTTCCGTAGATACCACGCTTGCGCCGTTCCCGGTTGTGCTCAGCGCGGTCCTTCTTTTCAGATTCCTTTTTGTTGTTCTTACGGTTCCAGGCCCTGTGTTTAGTAGGGTTCTTTCGTTGACTCTTACCAGCGGGGCTGAGGGAACTGTAAGGTTTGAGCGGAGGTCCGGTTCGAGCCATAAACCCTCCGTTGAATAAGCTCTGGATCGATTTTGGGCATTACATTTGCCAACTTGTCGAGAGGGTTACCTTCGTAGGCAACTCCAGTAATGTCGTTTTTGGAAAGCCAGTCACAAGCTGCTTTAAGGTCTTGTGTTGAGGCTTCACCAGATTTGATGCGTGCCAGAAACTCAGTAGTAACTAGATTATGTAGTTCACTAAACTGGTCTTCTGTCGCTTTCTTTTTAGCCATTTCTCAATGCGATTTGGTCTAATTTGTTTTCGATGCGTACCATGTGATCTTCCATGCGCTTGACTAAAGAACTGAGATCTTGCTTGGACACGTAGTCCTGTGCAACGGTCAGCTCAATACCGTCAATTCGACGATCCAGACCACTGATACGATCATGAACGTTGTTTATTCGATTGTGTAGCCTGTTGTTCAGAGCTGCACCTGCCGCAATCGCAGCAATCACAGCGGAAACAATTGCTTCCATCATTTAGTTTGTGAGGCGATTGGAATAATGTCGTGACACAAAACCTCTACACGTGATCCAGGCCGGAACATAAATCCAGCCTTCATGATCTCTGTACACTTAAGAGCACGGATCATCTCGTAGTCCAACCTCATCTTCTGTTCGTGCCGCTTTGCTATCTGCTTACACTGCTCAATCATTCCTCCATCTAAAGGGATAGAGAAGTTGAGCTGTGCACCGTAGTTATTCGTACGGTTGTATTGGTCAGGAAGTACGTCGTTACCCATGTAAAAGGGGCTAAACGTCAGCGTAGTTCCATTACAAGAATTACCCCCAGTAAACTGCTGTCTACTAGGGGCTCCATTGTTCTGGAATTGCACCGCCGAATTGGTAACGTTACCTGTTGCGGCGGCTACCGGAGATGAGGTGTTCTGTACCTTTGGATCTTCTGCATACGCAGGAGTCACTGCGAGAAGATAGACAATGAGGTAGTAGTAGAGGTTTGGTCGATTGTTTCGGTGACATCTATTGTTTCGACTACGCCTGCGCTTCTGGTTGTGATCTCCAGAGACCAGGGATCGCCAGCTGTCGTAACTGAAAAGGTTGTCCCAGTTCCACTGATGTCTGCGCTGGGTGTGACGTTTGATCCGCTCCATGATGAGTAATCACCGCCAAACACCTCGGTTGCAATAGTCCGGTCGATGTTGACGGTTGTAGTGGTGGTTGACTGCATACTTCCTTGCGTAAACTTGGGAGTCACAGTCTGTGCTGATGCAGGCGCAGCTAACAACAGCAACAAAAATAGAATCTTCATTCCTTCTTTTCTCTAGTAATTGAAAATGTTGCGAGTGTGCCGCTCAGAATTGAGGCGACATACGTTGGATCCATCTTTGGCATCCATCCTGCGTAGCTAGCAGTTAAGAGTCCTGCTGACCAGCAGAGGACGAGGAACTTGATGAATTCGCTCTTTTTGTTATCTTTGTCCATGCTGCTTTGAATACTGGTTTCATCGCAGTAACAAGCCACTTAAATAGTGATGTGGCTGTTAAGGTGGCTGCAACAGACACAACAGCTGTAGTAGCTGCTGTAGTTAAGACAATTCCATCAGGTACAGGTACGTCAATCTCAGTCGTAGGAATACGGATTGTTGGTACTTTTGGTGGCTGTATCTGGGGCCTAGGTGTCTTCGGTTTTGATTGTTCTGAAGGTGTTGTCCCCTTGACTCCCGGAGGTGGCCGGAGGTCTGCAGGAGGTATTACAAGAGGCTTATACGACGGTATATCTGCTCGTGGTACCTCCAAGGCAGGCCTAGGTAAAACAAGTGGCTCTGGGAGGGTTATAACCGGCAGTACCGGTGGATCTCCCAAATCCATTAGCCACCAAACAAACCACGTTCAATAAAGTCAACAGCCTGATCATCAACCGTGTTATCAGACTGTTCAGCAAGTTTGCGGAGCATGTCCACAACAAGGCGCTTCACTTTGTCGCTATTAAGAAACGACATAAGAACGGGACGAATTAGAGTAATCATGATCATTCAGGGGTAGCAGATGATTCAACAGGTGTAGCCGATGCAGAGGCAGCAGACTCGCTGCTAACCTCTACAACTTCTTCTT